CCACGTTCGCTGGCCGGACGACGTTCTCCGTGTACACGCCCGGGTACACCCACACCTGTCCATGTGCCGTCGGCGTCGCGTTGACTGCCGCTGCCGTGGCCGTGGCCTGAACGCTTCTGCCAGGAACAACCCTCCATACATTGGCCGCCACCCCGGCGACCTCGTCCAAGGGATAATCAACAATCGGCACTAGCATCTGCTACCCTCCCTCTGCGACCCCGGCCTTCGGGCAGCCGGCCACCGAACCTACGGCGATTCCGATGTTCTTTGAGACTGCGGAAGCCGGGACTCCGGCGTTCACCACCACGAGTTCCTTCTTTGGCGCTCGGGGCGGTCTCGTGGGTTTTCCTGGTGGTTTGGGAGTCTTATTTTTCGCCATTGTTCACCTCTTCGGTTTGAGATAGGGACCGCTGGAAGAATCCGGCCAAAGACCCAGCGGCCCCTGTCTGCTAGTCCCATCCTGCACTACGAACCCCGGCCTACGGCAGTGCGATCACCGTCGCCGTAACCGTCCCGTCTGTCGTGAACCGGATCGTACCGATATACGTTCCAGACATGAACTTGAACCGAGCGGACTCAAGCACGATGGCGTTGATCCCGTGGTTCGTGTTGATGAGCGTGACGCCGCACGCAAGCGCTCCCTGGCTGTACTTGAGCGCGTCCGTGCCACCAGCAATCGTGATGATCTTGCCCCCGGCCGCGCAGTCGATGAGAATCAGGTACTTCCCATCCTTCGGCACAGCAAATGAGGCTACATCACTGGACGTCACGGTCTCTGCGCCGTCAGCGCCGCCGACACCAGGAACCTGCTTCAGAGCGTTCAGTGTCGCGGTGATCGGGGTAATAACCACTTCAGCCATGTTGTTCTCCTTGTCTCTCGATTCGGGCCGGGTCGCCCCCGCACCTCAATAGATGTAGGCCACCGGCCCCTTGTCTGCAGTGAATGTCGAAGGCGCCGTTATGGCCGCCGTTGTCCCGAATGTCCCCGCGGTGCTGCTTGCCCAGTTCGTGTACGCGGGTGCTGTCGCCGTGGGCAGCGTCCTTAGCCTGGCCGTGGTGCCGTTCATCTGCACTACGACGTAGTATATGGCTGGACCGACTGCTGCGTAGGTGCCGGTAAACGCGACCTCCTGGAAGGTTGCCGCAGTGCCGACAGTCGCCCCCGCCGTGTTCGAGGTCGCCAGACTTGCGCCCGTGCTACTCTTGAGCTCGACGATGACCTTATCGGTCCCGCCTACGGTCCCTATCAGATAACCAATCCCCGTGATGGTGCGGTTGTAGGGGATAAACAAAGACGAATACCACCGAGTGCCGTTGACTGGCGTGGTATCCGTGCCGGTCGTCAATCCGGTGAATCCAGGCCAGGTTATCGCCCCGACCGGTGCATTCAGTACTGTTACGCCTCCAGTCAGGGTCGTCGCCCCTGTGACTCCAAGTGTCGATCCTGCCGCTACCGCGCCCGTAAGAGTCGAGGCCCCGTCCACAATGAGAGCACCCTTAGCAGAGATCGCTCCCGTGGCTCCCAGTGTGGTGCCTGTCCCAGCATAACCCGTTCCGATGCCAACGGCGCCGGTCAAGGTGCTTGCGCCATCAACAATCAGCGCCCCGTTGGTGGAGATCGCACCATCCGTCCCGATGGTTGCTCCCGTCGCCCCGTAGCCGCCACCAACCGTGGTCGCTCCAGTAAGTGTGGTCGCGCCTGTGGTATCAAGTGTGCCGACGACCACAGTATTGCCCGTAGCCCCAGCGACGCTGAAGGTCGTGCTGCCCCCGGTCGCCTTGACCACCAACCCACCATTCGAGCCGCTCTTGCCGCTCGTGATCGTGGAGTCAAAGAGGCCGGTTGAGTTGCTTGTAAGTGCGCCAGCCGAGGATATGGTAAGCCCCGTATCCCCGTAGCCTCCCCCAACGGCGAGGCCGCTCGCGCAAGTAGCCGACAGCGCGCCCTTCGTGAGCCGCGCCCACGCGCTGCCGTTCCAGGTCAGGACATCGGTCTCCTTCAGGTAGAGGCCGAGGGTTGGCAGTGAGACCGCCACCAGAAGCGAGACGGTCAGGATGAGTAGGATTATTCTCTTGCTCATGCGTTCTGTTCCTCCTACCCCGATCTATCGGGGCCAGCCCGAGACTACGGCTCAGCCGCGATCGTCGCGTCGAGAACGGCGAGGGCATCCGGATAGACGACCTTACCGCCGTAGACATAGAGGCCCTTCACGGCGTCGCTGAACTCCGATTGCGGCCTGTAGGCTTCGACCTTGTTGATCTGGCCGGCGAACGAAATCGCCTTCCGCGTGCCAGCCATGATCTTGTAGTTCGTCGCGCTGACGAGGCGCACGTTGTTCGACTCTCGCAAATCGAACCCGGCCGCCCGGCCAACATAGCCGTTGGTCCACGCCTCGTTGCCCGGCGAGTTCTCCAAGAGAACCTTCGCCAGGATGAGCTTCGTCTTCATCCAGGGCGGGATCACGCACCAGCGGTCCACCTGCGGCACGTTGAGCTCGTCCAGTTTCTGGCCGAGCGTCAGCAGGCAAACCAGGACGTTGAGGGAGTTCACCGCCGTCTCAACGGTAGTCGTCCCGGCCTGGTCGTAGAGCCCGGAGACGAAGTAATCCGCCGCGTTGGCCAGTCCCCACGCGCCACTCCCGATGGCCTCGTCCATCACGTTGCCCCGGAGCTGCGCCTGGTCAACGTCATCAACCTTGAAGGCGAAGTACTTCATCTGGTCGACCTTGAGGACCTGCTGCTGATCGTTCAGCTCCTCGGGCGTGATCGAGGTGCTGTTGGGGACATAATCGGCGATCGTGACCTCGCCGATCGAGTTGATCCGGACGGTATCGCCCGCCTGCCGAATCTCCCCCTCGTAGTCAGTATTGACGCCAGCGGCGTACACCAGCGCCTTTCGCAATTTTGCGAGAGCTCTGGCCGCCCAGAGCTCAGGGATAAAGTTTTTCACAGACATCGGTTATGTCCTCCTATTTCTTTTTGTTCTCGTAGAACGCCCGAATCTCAGGCATCCGGCGCTTGAGCTCCTCCGCGCTCATCTCAGCAATGAGCGTTTCGCTCAGCGCCTTGTCGTCCTTGCTGCCGCCCGAGAAGTCCGAACCGCCCTTGGACGCCCCGACCGTCGGGGTGACGATCTCCGGGAAGTCCTTCACGACCGCATCAATCGCCTTCTTGACGGCGTTCGCGTCGGGTTCCCCATCATCGCCGACCGTGATCTCCGCGAGATCGGCCAGTTTCAGCGCATGATCGAGCCGCTCGGTCTTGATGCCGGCTGCGAGAGCCTGAAGCTTCGCCTCCGCCCGGACTGCACGTTTGCCAGCCGCGGCCTCGGCGTCTTTGGCCTTCTTCTCGGCCTCTTCCTTCTCGGTTTTCAGTTTTTCGCCCTCGGTCATGGCAGCCTTCTTCACGTCCTCGTCGGCCTTCTGCTGCCAGTCCTTCTGGGCCCGCGCAAGCCGCTTCCCGATGATGTCATCGAGTTCGGCCTGGGTGAATGTCTTTTCTGCGCCCTTGTCGGCTTTATCGCCTCCGGCGCCCGCGGCTGCCTTTGCCGCCGCGTCTGCGTCCTGTGTTCCCTCGCCGGCCTTCTGATCTGCGTCGCCGGCCCCTGCTCCGTTGCCCTCTGGTACTGTCACTGTCGTTCCTCCCGTTTACCCTCGTCAGGTAGTTGGCTCTACAGAGCCTTCGATTCTTTCCAAGCCTTCACAGACTCGGACCAGATCGTCCCTCCGTCCTTTTCGAGACTCACTGTCTTGGGTTGATCTTCCTGGTAGGAGACGTTCGCCGCCTCCTGCATTGCGCGCGCGCCATCCGTCGTCTCCAGGGTTTTCTTGGAGCCGTCCTTGTATTCGGTGATCACTCGGTATTGAGCCATTGGTTATGCCGCCTTCCTCTTCGCGGCTCTCGCCCGCTTCTTGGTGAAGTAGATCGCGCCCCTGATCTGTTTCGCCTTCCGCTCGGCGCTGGTTTTGCTCCTGAACCGCTTCTTGACTCCGCCGATTCGGAAACTCTTGCCGACCTTACGAACCCTGGTCCTACATCTTCCCGGCATGACACTCACCTTGCCCTTGTTACTGACTCCCGCCCGTAATCCCGCCGGCGGCCAGTCCGCGCTATGAAGTCCCTCTGCGTCGCCTGCCAGAACCCGATCTTAGCGGCTGCCCTGCGTTTCGCTTGGTCTGTGATCGCCACGGCCTCGCGATTCTTCCAGCGCCGGATCATGCGCTCGTTATGCCGCTGCTGTTGCCGTTCCGCGTAACCTACTGGGTCCGCCGTGTCTTTCATCGGCCTAGTCAGGCCCTCGATCCAGATGCCGAGTCCATGACGGCAATTAGGATGGAACAACCCCGCCTCCCGGGCTTCGGCCACTGTCGGATAACCCGGTGTCCTACCTGTGACTGACAGCACTTGGCCCTCCCAAGGGCGGCACTTCTCGCACTCGTCCGGGTTGTCAGAGACGATCACCAGGTCGCGGTCGTTCGCCGCAAGTTTGTCAATGTGCCCCTGGACCGCCGCCTGACCCGTCGCGCTCCTGACCGCCATCTCCGTGTAACTCGCCAGGTCCCAACTCCTGCCCGCGGAGTCCACGAAGCCGCTCACGCCCTGGTCCGCGAACCGATCCAGTGCGATCTGTGCGGCCTGCCGGCGGGTCACAACGCCTGTCAGGACTTGCGCTGACGCCTCGGAGATCACGCCGCGGTAGGCGTCCTGGGCGCTCCGCAATATCCTCAACTGCGTGCCGTCCAGTGCCCCGATCGTCGCCGCCGCAAGCGTCTTGACCGCAGCCCCCCGCACGAGTCCGCCGATCGCAGCATTCGTCATGTTCGCCGCTACGAGGTCAGCCGCCGCCACTCCAGCGCCTGCATCGTAGGCCGCCTTGAGTGCCGCCTCGATCTTCGGGTCGAGTTTCCTGAGATCGCGGAGTTCGACGCCGATTTCTTTATTGAGCGCAGTGATCTCGGCCAGTTTGCGCTCCGCCCAACCGGGAACGGAGGTGTCAATCCCGCGCTCGATCCGCCGTGTGACCTGCACGAGCATCCGCCGCTCGGCGTCTGAATAAATCCGGCGGATCTCCGCGGCGAAGGTTTCCTGCGCGGCCCGCATCTTCGCCTCGGCCTCTCTCCGACTCATGGCAGGCGGAGGCATTTACGCCACGCCTATCTGCATCGCATCCGGAACGGCCTGGCCGCTCTCCTCCTGGATTGCTGTCACCTCGGCTTCTATCTGCGCGCGCTCCCATTCTGGATGCAGCATCGCCACGCGCGTCCGCGTGCTCGTCGCCTGCGCCCGGTTCAGCATCTCGACCGAGGAGGCCACTTCGTCAACATTGCCCTGGACGCTATCCTGAATCTCGACGGCGGGGCGGTAGGAGCGGATCCCAGATCGAAGGTGCTTCGAGTCAACGATGAGCATGATCTCGCAGATGTCCTCGATCGCTGGTCGCCAGTACTCGGCCTTCTTCGCGGTCGTGATGAAACTTTTCCGCTCCCGGATCCTGAGAGCCGTGCCGGAGTCCGTCCGGCCTGCGATCTCCAGGCCGAATGTTTGGGGGCTATACCCCGCATTCGAGAACGCCTGGGTCAGCAGGTTCCTGAGCGCGCCGAGATGCTCGTCAGTCCGTATGGCGAACTGACTCACCGTGATCTGATCTTTCGCCCCAGTTGCAGATACCGGGGAATTCAGCGCGATGTAGGCTTCACGGTCCACGTCGAACCGGAACTCCCCTTTCTGGTCACGCTCGAAAAACGACTCAGGCGCCATTATCCTGCCCTGCCCAAGCCGGATCTCCCGGATGAGTGAACTCCAGACCTCATCCACGGCCTCAAAGATCCCCTCACCGCCGGCATAATCCGACTGACCGAGAGACAAGGCGCGGAATCGGCGGTTCGGTCGAATGTTCGGGATGTACCGGACGGCGAGTCCATCCAGACCCGTCCATACGACATCCTGAAGGCCCGTTGTCTCCGGTCGAGCCTCGAGCGTCTGCTTATCCCCGAGCCGGTCGGCCGTTCCGCTATAAAGCCCGTTCAGAATCGCCCCTGGCTCGTGCCGCTCCACAAATCGCCACACCACGCCGCTTTTTTCTTCCGCGAGGACCTTCCAGAGCGTAACGGCTACCAGGATTCCGTGCCGGAACTCTGGAAGCGCGGCATCGGCGTCAGCGACGGACAAGATCGGGTAAGACGCGAGCTGCTCATCCCAGTTGACCTTTAGGAACACCCCGCCGAACGCCGAG